GAAATTTTAATGTCTTCAATGTTAGAACAAGCAATTGTTGATGCAACCGCACTTCGTGAGGCTGCTCTTAAAAACGCCGAACAGGCAATTATTGAAAAGTATGCTCCTCAAATTAAAGAAGCGGTCGAGTCTCTTCTTGAAGGAAATGATTCTCGAATTGGTGTCGGTTCATATGTACGTCATATGGAATCAAATCAAATCGGAAAAGTTCACTCAATTGACGAAGACGGCGTCCAAGTTGAAGGACGAAATGGCAGAGTGTTTCTTGCTGAGATGGATGAGTTAGAAGAAGCCGATATGCTTCATGAAGAAGAAATGGGCGGAGACGCTGGTGCTTCTGTTGCAACCTCAGCCATGCCTTCTGCTCCAATGGCATCATCACCAAGTAGCATTGTTGATCCAAATGCACAAGCCGAGCTTTCAATGGAATTCGAATTTGATCCGTCAGATTTTGAAATCGACCTCGATACAGTCAAAGCGGCAGCTCAAGAAGATCCAACATCTGCTGGCGAACAACCTGAAGAGACCGAGGATCTTCTTGGAGATCTTGATCTTGGCGGTGGAGATGAAGGCGACGAAGATCTTCTTGGCGATCTCGGCGGAGACGAAGAAGAACTAACTCTCCAAGAAATGATGGAAATGGTTTCTGATATTCTTAAAGAAGAAGCGGAAGATTCTGAAGATGAAGAGTCTGAAGAAGAATCCGAGGAAGAGCTAAACGAAGAACTACACGTTGACCTCGGAGAAGACAAGCACGGTTGGATCACAACCGACGAAGGAACCAGAAAATACGACGAGGAACTTCGTCTCGCCAGAGAACAAGGCGATATGTACAAAGAAGAGAACGAAGAACTCAAAGAATCCTTGAGACAAACACACAAGGATACAAATAAACTTTTAGGAGTTGTAGAACAACTCAAAGCAAAACTTGACGAAGCAATGGTTGCCAATGCTCGTTTGGTTTATGCGAACAAGACTTTAAGCGATGCCTCCCTGAATGAGCGACAAAAATCTAAAATTGTTGAAGCCATCGCAAAGGCGACATCTGTTGACGAAGCAAAGGTACTTCATGAGACTCTGAGTGCTACAGTGGGATCCTCATCTAAGAGCGGTCCACAATCACTGAGCGAGTCTGTAAATAGAAGATCTAATCTCTCAGCGATAATGCCTAGGCGAAAAGAACCCGTGGTTACCGAGTCCATGTCTTTTGCTGACAGAATGAAAAAACTCGCTGGCATAAATTAATCATAAATGGAGGTATTAAATAATGTCTATTGTTCAAACCCTTACTGAAGGTATTGTCCAACGCGATATGGCGAAAGAAGGACAAGCTCTTCTTAACAAATGGGGTCAAACCGGTCTTCTTGAAGGTCTTGCAAACGATCACCAGAAGTCAACCATGGCCCGTCTTCTTGAAAACCAAGCAAAAGAACTTCTTCGTGAGTCTAACACCATGTCTGGTGGTGACGTCGAAGGTTTCGCTGCTGTAGCTTTTCCAATTGTTCGTCGTGTATTCGCCGGACTTATCGCTAACGACCTTGTTAGTGTTCAGCCAATGAGCCTTCCTTCTGGTCTCATTTTCTTCCTTGACTTCACTTTTGCTGATCCTATTGGCCAAGGTCTTACTGACGATACACGCTTCGGAAACGCAAAAGGTAAGTCTATTTACGGCACCGATCAGGTTGCATCTCAGGTAACTGGTGGTGTTGACTTGATCGACCCAACCAACAAGACTGATCTTTCTGGTCCTCGCGGTATGGTTGGTTACGCTTACGCTTCTCCAACTGGCTCTGTTGGTTGTGGCACCAGTGGTGATATTGTTGATTCTTTCCCAATCACTTCATCAATGACCGCTACTCAGCGCAAGTATCTCAAGTACGACCCAGATATTCTTTCTTTGGAAACAGATCTTGGTACAACCGCTACTCACGCTGCTGTCGTAATTGACGTTCCAGTTACAGCTCTTGACCAATACGCTATTCAAGGCGATATTGACTACGACAACCTTTCTGCATTCTCTGCATCTGCTGGTCTTTCGGCTGCTGGTAAGGCTTCTGTACAATATTCACTTGGTCAAGTTCGACGTTTGACTCAATTGGTTGACGCTGCTGATACCTCTGTTGGTGCAGATTCTGTTCGTTTCGTAGTTGTAGGCCGTACCGGTTCTGCTAACGATGAAGTTCGTACTGCTGGAAATGGTGGTGAAGCTGCTCAAACTGCAACAGCAACCGAAAATATCATCCTTCCAATTAAAGATGCTTTGGTAGTATCTGATGCACTTGGTTCTATTAAAGGCTCTATTGAATGGGGTCTTGAGGGAAGCGAAAATATTCCAGAAATTGACATCAAGGTTGATTCAATTGCGATTACCGCGCAGACCAAGAAACTTAAAGCTAAGTGGACCCCAGAATTGGGACAAGACCTTAACGCTTACCACAACTTGGACGCAGAGGTTGAGCTTACCTCAATCCTTTCTGAGCAAATTGCTCTTGAAATTGATCGTGAGATCCTTGCTGACCTTGTAAATGGTGCAACCGCTGGTACTTTCTACTGGTCTCGTTCACCGGGTCTCTTCGTTAATCGTCAAACCGGTGCTGAAATTGGTGCTTCTGCTGCTGCTCCAGATTTCACAGGTACCGTTTCTGAATGGTATGAGACTCTCATTGAGACCATCAATGATGTATCCGCTCAAATCCACAGAAAGACACTTCGTGGTGGCGCTAACTTCGTTATCTGTTCTCCTGAAGTTGCTAACATTCTTGAGTTTACCTCTGGTTTCCGTGCGAATGTTACTGCTGATGCTGACAAAGGCGAAATCGGTGCTGTTAAGGTTGGCTCTCTCAGCCGCAAGTTTGATGTTATTGTGGATCCTTACTTCCCACGTAACGTTCTTCTTGTTGGTCGTAAAGGAAGTTCTTTCCTTGAAAGCGGTTACGTATATGCTCCATACGTACCTCTCCAAACCACACCTACCATCTTCGGACCAGAGGACTTCGTTCCTCGTAAAGGCGTAATGACTCGTTACGCTAAGAAGATGGTTCGTCCCGACATGTACGGTCTTGTTATCGTTCGTGGTCTTCTTGGTGAGTCTGGTGCTAGCTAGTTTCTAGCTTAGTGCTTTCTCACTACCCAGCCCCTCGGTCTTCGGATCGGGGGGCTTTTTCTTTTGATTTTAACTAATTAATGTATATTTGAGGTAATAAAATGAAACCAAAACAAAAAAGATTATTAGCTCGCCGTCAAGAGCAAGCCAAAGCAAAAG